TGTTGGTTCAATACTTGCATTTATAGACCAAGGTATAACAGGTGCTCTTTCTGTTATAGGTATATTGTATGGACTTAAATTGCTAGGTAAATTATTTTAAGGAGAATATATAATGGAAGAGATACAAAAAAATGAATACGATTTATTAATTGATAAATCAACTGCGGTCCAAAAAGGTTGGAAAAAAGTTCCAGCACCTAAACGTGGAAATTTAATTAGAATATTTGGTCTTAAATTAAGAGAACATTTAAACGAATTAGGTAAAGGTGTTACTATGGAAAGTAAAAAACCAATAACTGAAGGAATAGGTGAAGTACAAGAAGCTATTGATATGTGTGATTTTGCTGTAGGTTTATCAAGACAATTATATGGATTAACAATGTCTTCAGAAAGAGTTAATCATAGACTACAAGAAATGTGGCATCCGTTAGGTGTAGTTGGTTGTATTACTGCCTTTAATTTTCCAGTGGCTCCGTGGGCCTGGAATTTTTGTTTAGCAATAGTATGTGGCGATAGTGTTGTATGGAAACCATCTCCTAAAACAATAAAAATCTCATATAGATGTAAAGAAATATTTGATGACGCAGTTAATGATTATAAAAGCAAATATGTTGATAGTTTAGGAATAGATCCAAAAGACTTATTGTTAATCTTAGAAGGAGGCAACGAACCTGCAGAATGGTTAGCAGAAGATAAAAAAATTAAATTATTAAGTGCAACTGGTTCTTGTGAAATGGGTAAATCGTTAGCACCAAAAGTTGCCGCAAGAATGGGTAAAGGATTGTATGAACTAGGAGGCAACAATGCCGCAATAGTAACTCAATTCGCAGATTTAAATCTTGCCGCAAAAGCTATTTCTTTTAGTGTTATAGGAACTACAGGACAAAGATGTACGTCATTAAGAAGACTTTATATCCAAAAAAATATATATTCGGCTATGATAGGTAAAATTAAAGGTCAATGGAGTGGCCTTGCAATGGGAGATCCTTTAGACAAAAATAATGTTTTAGGACCTATGATTTCTAAAGAAGCAGTTGATAAAATGCAAAAAGTAATAAAACGAGCTAGAATGAAAGGTTATGATGTATGGGGCGGTGAACTAGCTAAACCTACACGGGCTCCTAAACACGAAGAACATAGAGAGAATTATGTTTTACCGTGCTTAATAGAACCTAAAAATAATGTTCATGATGAAGATTTAGCTATGGCAGAAACATTTGCTCCTATAGTTTACACATTTCAATATGACAAATTACCCGAAGCAATTGAAATGCAAAATAGTGCGCCACAAGGATTAAGTTCATGTATATTCACAGAAAAATTAAATGAAGCAGAACAATTTATTTCAGCAGTAGGTTCAGACTGTGGAATAGTTAATGTTAATATTGGTCCATCTGGTGCAGAAATAGGTGGAGCATTTGGTGGAGAAAAAGATACAGGTGGAGGAAGAGAATCAGGTTCTGATGCTTGGAAACAATATATGAGAAGAACTACTGTAACAATTAATTATGGTAGAGAATTAAACTTGGCCCAAGGTATCAAATTTGGACTTACAAATAATCAACCAGAGTAATGCCAAAAGGATTTTATAGAGATCAAGACATTTGTTTTGATATTAAAAAACTGCAAGATGCAGTTAAAGAAATAGATTCACGAGTAGCAAGACAATCCCCATTAGGAAAAAATGACCTTACTGCAATTTGTTTAACACAAATACCCGGAGATCAAAATTCAATTACAGGCGGTAATGTTAGAGGTCTATATTGGACAAAACCAGACAGTACATATAAAGAAGTAGAAAGAGAAGCACCCATTAATGAATCACAATATTCAGAATTTGTTAAGCTATTTGAAGATACTTATTTTAAAGAAGTATATGATAAATTAACAACCAAATATAAATTGGGTAGAATTAGATTACTTTGGAAAATGCCACGTACAACATTAAGTTGGCATAGGGATCCAGAACCTAGAATACATATTCCTATTATAACAAATTTTGGTGCTCGTATGTGTATTGGTGATGTAGTTCATCATATGCCAGCAGATGGATCTGTATGGGTTACTAATAATACACAATATCATAACGCATTTAACGGTGGAGAAGAAGATAGAATACATTTAGTTGCTACTGTTTTAAATTGCGATATGAAAATTTTTGATAGTTATCCAAATTCTTCTCTTAATCAAATTTGGTAGTCAAGCATACTTGACATTACAACCTAATTCATTTATTATAGTAATAACATTGACAATTATTAATTATTAAGGAGATATCTCAATGACAAGTACAATACAAGAAAAAGTAAAATGTGCTTTAGAAAATGGAAAAGCTCTTACATCTGCAACAATATCAAATAGATATGGTGCAGGAAATCCAGGTGCAGTTATACAAGCACTAAGATTTGCAGGAACTCCAGTATTTCTAAATAAAGGTCCTAAAGGTTCTAAATCAAAAGTTTATAGAACTGGTAAAGCATCTAAAAGAGTAATAGGTGCAGGTTACAAGGCATTAGCACAAGGCTTAATCAAATAGAACTCTGTTAGTTCTGATATTAAATAGGGCTGAATTCATTTTGGCCCTATTTTTATGACGAATGGCCCGCTAATTACTTGACTTCTTAGGCTATTGACTTTCTGACTATTTGGTAGTATTATTATATAAAAGGCAACAGAGAGGGCAATAATAATAAAAATGAAAAGGCAAATATACGTTTTAGAAGGAAGTTATAGAAATAGAAAAGTTGAAAATACAACTTTTAAATTAGTTAAACCTTACCAACCATATCCACATAAAGAAGGTGGATTCATCACAGTAAAAATAGACGATCTCACACAATATCCTGGTGCAACAAAAGATCACATAAGAATTAGTTTGGATAATGAAAACCAATTAAGAGATAAGCCACCAGAAACTAGTAAAGAAGAAACTGATGAAGAAGTCGTTGAAAGAATGCGTAAACGTTTTGAAATTTTAGATTCAATGACTAAAGCAACTAAAAAAGGAGACATCAGAGCAATGATAGTATCAGGACCTCCAGGTGTTGGTAAATCATTTGGTGTTGAAAAAGTTTTAGAAAGATATGGAGTTGTATCTACATTAGGAGAAACCAAAAAGAAATATGAAGTAGTTAAAGGTGCCATGAGTGCAATTGGATTATATGTTAAATTATATAATTTTCAAGATAAAGATAATGTAATTGTATTTGATGACTGTGATAGTGTTTTATTAGATGATTTGTCATTAAACTTATTAAAAGCGGCTTTGGATTCTAAACGAACTAGAAGAATATGTTGGAATACAGATTCACATACACTACGTAGAGAGAATGTACCAGATCATTTTGAATTTAAAGGTTCTGCTATATTCATTACTAATATTAAATTTGATAATGTAAAATCTAAAAAATTAAGAGACCATTTAAATGCATTAGAATCTAGATGTCATTATATAGATTTAACAATCGATACTATGAGAGAAAAAATCTTAAGAATTAAACAAATCGTAGGAGACGGTATGTTAAATGAATATGCTTTACCAGAAGAGGTTAAGCAAGAAATAATACAATGGATAGAAAACCACAAAAGAAGATTAAGAGAAGTAAGTCTTAGAACTGTTCTTAAAGTGGCAGACTTGGCTAAAAGTTTTCCAGATAATTGGCAAGCGATGGCTGAAAATACAATTTTAAAACCGAGGTAATATGAGAACACAACCACAAGAAGTAATAGCAAAACTAGAAGCAGATAATTCTAGACTTAAAAAAGAAGCAATAGTTTTAGATGCAATGAAAGAAGGATTGGATGAATTCTTTGAAGGTCTAAAAATGTGTTTAGACAAACTATACACATTTGGAGTTAAACAAGTACCTACTAAAGACGATGTTGTATCTGCCCAGGGTTGTAAATGGGAAGTTTTTAAAGAACTAGCTGAAAAACTTTATAATAGAGAACTTACAGGACACGCGGCTCGTGATGCAATTAAACTTGTAATGAGTTCAGCAACCGCAGAACAATGGAATGGATTTTATAGAAGAATTCTAATTAAAGATTTAAGATGTGGTGTTACAGAAAAAACTGTAAACAATGTTGCAAAGAAAAACAAATTTAAACAATATATGATTCCAGTATTCACTTGTCAACTAGCACAAGACTCTGCAAAACACGACAAGAAACTTACTGGTAAGAAAATGTTAGAAGTTAAATTAGATGGTGCTAGAGTTGTATCAATTGTATATCCAGATGGTAAAGTTGATATGTTTAGTAGAAATGGAAAAGAACTAAACAACTTTGGACATATTGCAAAAGAAATAAGTGAAGTAGTTAAAAACTCTCCTCCACCTTATCCATTAATTTTAGATGGTGAAGTTATGAGTGATAACTTTCAAGACTTAATGAAACAAATTCATAGAAAAAGTTCTGCAACTGCCAAAGATGCTAAACTACATTTATTTGATTTTATACCATTAGCAGATTTCAAAAAAGGTATTTGGAACAAAAGCCAAAAGGATAGAACAGAAATGGTTAAGGCTTGGTACGAACAACACAAGGCAAGTCTAACAACTATAGAAGTATTAGATCATGAAATTGTTGACTTGGACACAGAAGAAGGGCAAAAGACGTACACAACGATTAATAAGAGGGCAGTAGACGGGGGATATGAAGGTATCATGATAAAAGACCTAGAGGCACCATATGAGTGTAAAAGAACGACGTCTTGGTTAAAATTAAAACCATTTATTGAAGTATCATTAAAAGTAATTGGTACTGAAGAAGGTACAGGTAAAAATGTAGGTAAACTTGGAGCACTTATTGTTGAAGGTAAAGACGATGGCAAGTTTATTAAAACTAATGTAGGTTCTGGATTAAATGATGAAAATAGAGAAGAATTTTGGAAAGCAAAAGAAAAATTAATTGGTCAAATAGTAGAAGTAAGAGCAGATGCAATTACACAAAATCAAGAAACTAAAAATGAATGGAGTTTAAGATTTCCTAGATTTTTAAGATTTAGAGGATTTAAACCCGGAGAGAAAATGTAATGAGTGACGACATTAAATTAAAATACGAAAAATTAGAACATCCTGCTATGGGACGTAAAGAACCTAAAGTAAAAACTTTAGAAGAAGAAAAAGAAGAATGGGAATTTTGTATGGATGAAGCAGATCATCAAACAATGGTAAGAAGAGAAATGGCAAACATTAGAAGAGAATGGAAAGCAAAAGGTTGGAAAGAAAAAGGTGTTACAGATATTCATAAAATAGTTCATGAAGCAGAAAGACGAGTTAAATTAATGCCCAAGAAAGATATTAATAAACATAAACCAGGGGCACATGAAATTTAAATGGATCCACTTTTAATAGGAATAATATTAATATTTGGATTAGGTATGATTGCTGGTTGGTATCTATCTAATATGATAAACGGATCTAGATACGAAAGTTTATTAAAAAATAGTGCAGTTATGATGACAGCAACTAGAGAAGTGTGGGAGAGAATAATTAAAGCTAAAAGGATAGAACAACATGGCATTCAAAAAAAGGATGTTCAACAAGACGCCAAGAAGGATACATCGAAATAAAGGCGGACGTAAAAAAGGCACAATTCCTATCAAACCTATCAAAGTAAAAAAACCAAAAACACCAGTCTGGTTTCCTTAAATCGTTGATTTTTATAACTAATGACTATATAACAAATATAGCATGACAACTAAAACAGACGATAATAAGGTATCAATTCAAGAAAGAGTCGCACAGAGAGTAGGACAAATTTCACAGCCAATAGAACAATGGCTGGACAGATTAGTTGCGAAACCAGAAAAGTTTAATCCTGAAAACTACAAATTAATAGAGTATCTTAAAAAGGAAAAAACAAAAGGTCAACACGCAAGAAAACTTAAAGAATTATATCAAGGACAATACGATGAAATCTTTTTTTATCTTAAAGCAAAAAAGAAACCATTCGAAGAACTCAATGATGATGACCAACAATTGGTAGAATCATATAACGAATTTAGTAAAGAAGAATTACAATTACACATTAAAACATACGAACATATATTCAAGGCTTGTGATTATATGATAGATATAGCTAATGCTAATAGAAAATCAAGGAAAAGAAAGCCCGTTAATAAAACAAAAGCAATTTCAAAATTAAAATATAAACGTGAAGATGACCGACTTAAATTGATTAGTATTAATCCAGAAGAAATTATAGGTTGTGAAGAACTATGGGTTTATAATACTAAAACTAGAAAACTAGGATACTACGTAACATCTGTATTTGACCCACAAGGGCAAGAAAGAGAAGGTACCGGATTAGGTGTAAAAGGTACATCGGTAATTAGGTTTAATCAAGAAGCTAGTGTACAAAAAACACTCAGAAAACCCCCAGAACAGCTACCACACTTTATAAAAGGGCCTAAAACTAAATTAAAAGAAGACCTTGATGATATTAAAGCTATGGGCCTAAAATTAAATGGACGTATTAATCCAGACGTTATATTACTTCGAGCTATTAGATAAATAATTGCATATGAGTATACGAGAAGACATAATTTCCGTTAAAGCTGGACTAGTTACATTGGGTAATGCTATAGAGAATATAACTGCCTCTGTAGATGAAGCTCCTACAGTAACAAATGTAGATAAATCAATCAATTTTAAAGGTACTGAATCCAATGCCATATACGGTAAAGGGCTACAATGGAGTGGATATGGGAATACTAAAACATTTAGTTTCCAAGGAAACCCTGACAGAATTTGGAGTAGCAATAGTATTGACCTACATAAAGACGCTAGTTATTCTATAGATAATACAGAAGTAATAAATGCAACTAGTTTAGGACCAACAATTAAAAGTTCTAATCTTAAAACAGTAGGCGTTCTTGAAGGATTAGCAGTTAATGGTAATGTTAACTTAGATTCATTTGTTTTCTACGATGCAGGCTTTATGAGACTTGGTGTAGGAACTGATCTTCCTAATGGTCAATTATCAGTTTCTTCTAATGATGTAGAATTTAGAGTACAACCAAACGAAGACAATGCAGAAATAGGAACTTATACAACAGCTTCTTTAAAAATTCAAACAGATAAAACAGACAGAATAACAATTGGTGCACACGGTGATGTTCAAATTGGAACACTAGGTGGCCAAATGAAAATGAACGTTTACGGTAAAGTTGGTATAGGCGTTAATCAACTTGCAGATAACATATCATTAGATGTAGACGGTCCAATAAGATTTCAAGGCAAACGATTCCACACAGGTACTGAAGCACCAACAGAAGGCGCACATTCTCAAGGAGATATTACTTGGAATAGCAATCCTACTCCAGGTAACGTTATCGGTTGGGTATGCACAAAAACAGGAACACCTGGTTTATGGAAATCTTTCGGCACTATCGGAGACTAGAAAATCAAATTAACCTTTGGAGTTGGATGGCTAAAATAGGGCCACTAATTGCACTTGTTATTGTTTTACTAGTAGTCGCATTTGACTTTCAAACATTATTAGATTATACACTAGGGCTAATATGTATTTTATTTGCCTTAATTGCCGGAATATGGTGGTGGTGGGTAGTTGGTACTGTACGCAACTTTGTAAAATTAAAAAAATATGCTATTGTTAAATTTTCGGAAATTACAAAAGAATTAAAAAGTATTAAAATTGATTTAATTAGAGCTAAAAAAGAAAGAAGAAAAGAGCATAAAAAACTTAAAAAATAAGTTATGCATTTAAAATTTCTTTAAGGTATTTTTTATTCCAAAATGAGTAATAATTGGTTTCTTTTAATTTAGTTCTTGCTTTTTCTAATTCTTTTCTTCTTTGTGCTAATACAACATTATACTTTCCATTATTTGATATTGCTTCCCCTACATAAGTTTTTCTTTTACGATGATCAGGATAAAACACATATTTTGAAAATTCTGAATTAAGCAATTCGCACAAATACTTTAATTGAAATTTAGAAAGGTCATCATCAAATATAAAAACTGTAACCTCTTTTTTTAAGTGTTTATTACTAACAAAAGTAAAACAATTTGCTAAAACATCTTCCTTACAAATAACTAAATCCCATTCTGCCTTTTTAGCATATGGGCAAACAGAATGACCGTCTAATTTTTTAGTAGGTGTGCCAATTGATTGTATCCAATTCTGGATATGGTTGTAAATACACATAACAACGATATTTAAGCATGGTAATAATAGGTAACGGCGAAAGCAGAAAATCAATCAAATTAAATAGCATCCAATCTGAAATAGTTGGCTGTAATGCTGTCTTTAGAGATTGTATAGTGGACCATTTAGTATGTGTCGACAGAAGAATGCTCAGAGAATCAATAGGTCACGAAAACACCAAACACGCCATGATATACACTAGGCCCGATTGGCTTGATATGTATACAGGTGTTTTTGAAGTACCAAAACTATTTTATGAAGGAAAAGATAGACCTGACCAGCCTATGCATTGGGGAGCAGGGCAATATGCACTTTTAGTAGGTATAGAAAATTGTAATGAAGGAAAATTAGATATTATAGGATATGACCTCTATGGCAAGGATGGAAAAGTAAATAATGTTTATAAAGGCACTCTAAGTTATAATGATCCCGATACTGATCCTGTAGATCCACGTTATTGGATATATCAAAATAAAAAAATATTTGAACACTTTTCAAATATAAAATTTAATTACTGGGTAGATGAACATTTTGAATTACCCCCAAGTTGGAAAGGTATTAAAAACCTTAAAATTAAAAATATTAAAAAATGGTAAAATTTAATGAATAAAATTATTTGTCTTAAACATGGAACCAAATACGGACCAGACTATGTGAATATTTTACATAGTATGATTAAAAGATTTTGTACAGTTGAACATGAATTTATTTGTTTTACTGAAGATAAAGCAGGATTAGTAAATGATATAAAAGTTGTAGAGTTGCCTACTGCATATCCTAAAATATCAGGTTGGTGGTATAAACCTTTGTTAATGAATCCTTTATTACCTCAACTACAACATAGTACAGTTCTTTATATTGATTTAGATGTAATAATATTTAAAAATATAGATAAACTTTTTCATTATAAGCCTGGTTCTTTTTGTGTTGTAAGAGATTTTAATAGGTCTACTAATAAAGATTGGAACAGATTTAATTCAAGTGTTGTTAGATGGCAAACAGGACAACATCCACAAGTTTATAATGAATTTATAAAAGACGCAGGACATACTGCAAGAAGATTTCATGGTGATCAAGATTGGTTATTTGCCAATGTAAAAAATAATTTTGAATTCTGGCCCGACGAATGGATAATGAGTTATAAATGGGAAATGAGAGGTAGACCTCCATTAATTAGACGTCCAGACGGAATTAGAGATTTTAAAGCCGCTGGTCACCCTACAATACACGGAGAAACAAGCATAGCAGTATTCCATGGAGATCCTAATCCTAAAGTGTGTAGTGATCCATGGTGTAAAGAGAATTGGAAATAAATATAGTACAAGGAGACAAATATGTTTTTAACAATAGCATTTATAGTTGGATTTGTTGTAGGATGGTGGGTAAACGAAAAAGTTGAAGATTTAGCTGGTTTACTTAATCCTTTTAACTGGTTTAAAAAGAAAAAATAATAATTAAAAATCGCTTATACGTTTTTTACTAGATACAGGCATATCTAGTATTTTTCTTTGCTTGACGCCTTGCTGTTGAGCAAATTTCTTAGGATTACATTCATTACATACGTGTTTATAAAAATTAGACAATCGTTTCACCTCTATACTACCTTTAAGTCTAGAGAACATTTTTGAACAAGAATCACACTTAAAAGAATACACTGTTTTTGTTCTTTTACATTTGTGTTTTTTACCTAATTTACTTGTTCTTTCAGCCCAAGTCACTATTTTTTCTTCACTAATAAACATATGTTATTATTTACATTAGGATTAATGAATTTGCCATAAATAACGTTAACAGGAAACATAAAAGATGGCGATATTAACACTTACTGAATCTGCAGAACAGAAAATTAAAGAACTTTGTTCAAAGAATAACAAGTATGCAGTAAAATTAGGAATTAAAGGCGGCGGATGTGCTGGTTTTTCCTATGACTGGGGTTTTGCAGAAAAGAACGAAATTGACAAGCGTGACGAATTAATTGAATTTACTGGTGGAAAATTATTAGTAGATTCAACAAGTATAATGTTTTTACTTGGATCAGAATTAAATTTTGTATCAGAAGTATGGGGTTCACATTTTGATATTACAAGTCCAAAAGTTAAATCGTCATGTGGTTGTGGAGAATCTATAACTTTTGATATGGATAAGGTAAATGGCTAAACAGATTATTAATATAGGTATAGAAGGTAACGATGGTACGGGTGATGCGATAAGAGACGCATTTCGTAAATCGAATGAAAACTTTACAGAACTATATGCAGTATTCGGACAAGGTGGTCAAGTAACATTTACATCATTAAGTGATACTCCTGATACACTTGGAGGTTCCAAACACATTCCAATAACAAATGATGCCGGCAATGCTATCGAAATGAGACAGCTTACTGGTGGTACAGGAATGGCTATCGATACAGCCAGTGATGCAACTAAAATTATTTTAAACAGTACAGGTGCAACAGTTGCCTCAGACACTCAACCATCTTTAGGTGGACCACTAAATGGAAATGATTTCGCAATAGGTAATGTAAAAGTAACAGATGCGGCAGTAACAGATTATAATACAACACATGGTTCAAATATTACTATAGATGATCTTGTAATTACAAAACAATATGCCGACCAAAGATATTTAAAAGTTTCAGGAGGCCCTAGTGGAGCATCGGGCCAATTAAGAGTTAGATCAGAACCCGCAGATACTACAGAATATACATTAACAATTACTGCTTATAATAGTGGTGACCTTACAATAGCTAGTCATGGTTTTGACGCAGGATCTAATGGATTAGCTTTCATTTATAATTCAACAGGAAATGATGCAGTAAATTTAACATCAGGAACAATTTATTATATTAGATATGTAGATGGAAGTACTCTTTCATTACACGCCAGCCAAGCAGAAGCAACAAATGATAATGATGGTACAAGAGTTAAAATTGTAGCTAGTGGAGGTACAGGTACTCAAACTATAACTGATGCTGAATTAGATACTGCTTTATATGGAAATTGGTTAAGTTCAGAAGCACTTCCTAGAAAATCTGTTGTCCGTAGACAAGGTGACAGTATGGCAGGTGCTCTTAATTTACACGACCACCCAGGAGCAATGGCAGGTCTAGGAGCATTATATCCAGACGCGGCAACTTTAATAGAAGCAAATAAAGAATTTTTAGCAGATGAAGTAATGTCTTGGTTTGATGCTAACAATCCAGGAATTCATAATGCAACACGTCACGAAAAATGCGAAAGAGATACAAAATTTAATATTGATGCGTTAGCACATGATATAAGATATGGTGGTAATTCAGAAAGTATAAGAACTTCAAAATATTATTGGGAAGGTGCTTCATCTCAATTAGGTAGTGGAGAAATTGCATACGCAACAGCAGTTAATAATAAATTAAGAGATTTTATTAATACAAATATCTTACCACAAGTTGCACTTTCAACAAATCAAAGTCCAGTAGTTACAACTCAGGTTTATAAAACTAAAACTGCAGAAGCAGGTGCTACTACAAAAATAACTTCGCTAGTTGCAACTATTGTTGATATTACTACAAATGGTTTAAGTGTAGTACCTAAAATTCAAGACGCTGTTAGAGATGGTGATTTACAAGCGGCAACAAAATTTTATGTAGATGAAGCGGCAGAACATTCTAAAAGTAACATATATGTAAACACTAGCGGTGATGATTCAATGACTGGAATACCTCAAGACAGATGGGGAAGATCTTCTAGTTATGCTTATGCTACTGTAGGTGCGGCTTGTAAGAGAGCAGAAGAAATAATGAAAACTGCTCCGTTTGAACCAGGTCCTTGGGTACAAACTCTTACATATAATAGTGGAGCAAATAATTCTACAGTATTAACTCAAGGTGTAACAAACAGTAGTGGTTATACAGCAGTAAAAATATTAGTTGAAGCTAATAGACAATTTATAATTCAAGAAGCAATTGCTTATACA